GAAATTATATTTACCGATAAACGTGCTGAGGAGTTACATGCTCCTCAGTACGCGACCGTAGGATCTGCGGGATTAGATTTACGAGCCTTAGAACATACTGTGATTCATCCTGGAGAAACTATGCCATTTGCAATGGGTTACCGAATATATATCGGCGACCATACGCTTTGCGGATTAATTGTTCCTAGATCGGGTTTAGGAATAAAAGGCATTATGCCCGCAAACGTATTAGGATTAATCGATTCTGACTATCAAGGAGAGTTAATGGTGTACCTTAAAAACCATGGGGACGAAAACTTTATAGTAGAAAGCGGAGACCGTATTGCTCAATTAGTTATTATGCCAGTCGAACATGTATATTTTTCGATAGTATCCGATTTTAGCCATACCACGGAACGTGGCGAAGGCGGATTCGGTAGTACAGGAGAAAGCTAATGGAAGATTTTGAGATTTCGATAAAAATAGCAGTATATAAGCCAAACGGTGAATTTATACGACAGCTCGGTAATGCGAGTCTTTCTGACGAAACGATGGCGTTGTTAATTAAAGACGTAGCGGTAGAAGTGGATAATGTCTAACGGCTCGTGGTACTGCTTTATTCGCGTTTGTTCCACCTTTATAATATATAAGTATTAACTAAGAAAGGAGAAAGATATGTCCGATAAAAAAGAACCAGTGGTTCTAAAAGAAAATAATTTTTTCGATACTAAAGAGTCCCTCGACGAAGTTATGGAATATATGACCGCTTACGCAGGTAAAGAAAATGCGTGGCTATGTGCAATGACTATGGCGTTTACATTAAACGCATTAATAAGAATGATGCACGAACAGGGTGACGGCACTTGCGTAGGAATACGTGCTAAAACATTAATAGAGGAGTCAGCGTAATGGAACAGTTATATAGGTTATCGATTTATAACGAGGACGGTAGTGATCGACACACGTTTTGTCAATCCTGTACGAAAGACCAGATGTTTTATGTTATCGAAACGTACGGGAGTTTATATACACAATTCGAAAAGATCGCTGACGATTTAAATCTAGAGTACGGCATATTAGAGTTAACGGATGATAAGACTCATCTCTATTGGGATAACGGTCATATTGTTGCAGAAAACCTATCTACAGGCGAACTCTTCAGTTATATCAGTGCATCGCACGGCGGCTACGGATTAGAACCATTTAAGGAGATAGTATGAGAAACGAATATTTTACAATTAGAGTTTACCCAAACGCGGCAACAGGCGACCACCGCTCATTTTTATTACAGTATTCGGCTACGTTGACTCAAGCAACGCGAGTTGTAGAGTGGTACGATAGGCTGTGGCGAGAAATAGTCGAAAAACAACACGATAATTTAGATACAGATTTCGAACACGTAAGTATCGATGCGTTGACCGATGACATAGTACTACAACAATGGGAAGGTAGCGAGATATTAGCGTTTAGTCGATTCGATGATGCCGTACTTTATTACGATGGTAAGGAAGGCGAAGAATGGAAACAATACGGTGTACAAAAAGATTGGGTAGAAATTAGTGATCGTAAATTTATACCTAGAGGTACGCCATTGGAGGATCTATTATGAAGTATTGCGTAACAATCGAATTAGAAAGTAAGGCGGAAGCCCACGAAATTATCGAACGGTTGCCACTCGAGCGACCAGTATATCTTAGCGGTACGCGACCGAAAGGTTCATATCCCGTGGACGATTGGGAACGCGAGAGGCTTAAGAAACAGCGAAAGTATAAGCGTTAGTCGTTTGCTCGTAGCGGTGCTTTATTCTACTTTGCTCCCCCTTTATAATAACTATACGCGTAAAAGAGTTTTACGCGATAACTAAGAAAGGAGAAAGAAATGTTAGTTGATTTTGAAAAAGAATGTGAAAGACAATTACTATCACTAGATTGGAACTTTAATGAACTTTATAGGGATTTTGCTAAGATCGGATATACCGCAGAAGATATGTTTAGGGGAGTTTGTCTCAAAACAGCACGCGTAGCAGTGAGTGAGTATTACGAAAAACTACAAGACAAAGCTATACGAAAGTATTACGGCGATTAACCAAAGAACACAGAAAGAGCTCGCTAACGCGGGCTTTTTTATGGGCAATAGTCGTTTTACTGCTTTTAATCGCGTGTAAATTCTTAGGTATAATATACGCCTAGCTTTTAAAAGGGCTAGGATTTTAATAACAAAGAAAGGAGAAAGAAATGGAAAATAAACTATATAGAGTTAGCTTGTGTCATTTTCATGAGCAAGAAAGGAACCCAAACCAATACCGAGAGTTCCTTTGTGTCACTACAGTTGATAAGATAGAAAAGATACTCGACCTCTACAACGAGTTGTGGAGTGTGCTTTATACAGGGGATAGTGAAGCTTGGAGATCGCCCGAAGCTCAAAACCTAAACGAGCCTATTAGTGAGAGTACTATAGTAGAGGAACTAGAAGGATTGGATCCAGATGCGTTGCTCGAGGATATCGAAACAGGCGAAAAGTTCTGGTATGTACATAAGTACGATAAAGACTACAAAGTTGTAGGATATGAACTTGAACCGATAAAGTAACTATTAGAAAAGTCCTATTAGTAGTTTTAGAAAATAAAAAAGTTTTTGAAAAAAGTTTTCAAGAATTACTAATAGAAGTAATAAACTAATAGAATCGAGCTGAAAGGCTCGTGAACAGTGGATTGTTTGAAAAAGCAAAAGTAATAGAATTCTATTAAACTATTAGAAACAAACAGGTAAGAAGCTGAGAGGGCACGAGAAAACTATTTTATTTCTATAAAATCTATTAATATTCTAATAACTCTATTAGAAATGTTGGTAGATAGAATGAAACAACTCACTTATACTCCATTAGTTCCGTCAGAGGACGGGAACACACTGATCGACGAAAACGGTAAGAATTGGCAACCAATCAACTCTAAGCAAAAGAAGTTTTGTAAAGAGTATGTCAAAGGTATGTCAGCCACTGAAGCAGCGATGAAAGCAGGCTATACGAAGGATCGTAAGGGCGCAAAGACTCAAGGCAGTGTTTTACTGAATCATAACCCAGTTGTACGAAACTACCTCATTGAGTTAGAAATGGCACTCGCGGAGAGGGACGCAGTTTCTCTTGAAAGCCACCTGTCCACGCTCCACGACCTGCGGGAAGAGGCAAAAGACCAAGGTCAGATATCCGCGGCAATCACCGCCGAGGTTCATCGAGGCAAGGCTGGCGGACTCTACATCGATAGACGAGAGGTGTTGACCGCGAAGATCGATCTTATGTCCAAGGACGATATACTCACTCGCCTTGAAGAACTAATCAAGAAACGAGCATCCGAGTCAAACGTGATCGAGGGAGAGTTTACTCAATCGTAGAATCCCAGAATCGCTCTACTCTACTCTACATACTCTATCAAATCTACTCTATCCCTGACTCTACTCTACACTTACCCTTACCCATTCCCAGATTCCAGGAATCCGCGATTCGAGCGCGACGCGACGCGAGAGACGAGCCACGGAAAAAGGACGGAAAGGACGGATAATAAATATTTAATTATTTAGATATATAGTATTGTATTAATAATTAATATATGTATATAATACGCATGTGGCACAGACATAAGACCACATTAATTAACTAATAATAATTATGAAAACTAATAATAAAGATGTGAAAGCTAACACACAAACAGCTAACCCTTTTAACCCTACGTCAACTGGCGGCGGTGTTAACCTCAGTATGAAAGTAACTATAGGTGCTGATGCTCAAGCCGAGTATCAAAACTTACCTAGACAGGTTCAATTAGTTCTTAACTATGTATATGATCTAGGCGGCACTGCTACTATGGGTGATATTAATTCCTTTAGTGAAACTGCTAGTGGTAATCAGTTCTGGGGTAGAGGTGATAGTTCTTATGAACAGACACCTAGTAAAATAACCGCTCACTATTCACCTAAAGTATTCGGTGATAAAGAGTGGTCTAAGAAATTAGGTAAGCTAGAGATACTTAAAATAGTTAAGTAGCTTAACCTCTCTATAAGAAGGGTAGTCTACGGGCTACCCTTTTTTTATGTCTACTATTTAACTACCTAACCCTTACCCTTAAACATACCCTAAGAACGCTATAAACGCTCTCTACTAAACGATATTATATAAGCCTATAAGTAAAGGGGTACCCCCCCTTTTACGCCGTAGCGGGGTACCCACCCGCCCACACCTAGTTTCAGCCTTAGTTTTGCATATATTTTTCAAATAAAAAATTTTGCAAAAAAATTTTTACGAGTTATATTATGAACAACTCGTTATCCACATAACTACTTTACTTATGAAGATCAACCGTCTAACAGAAATTGAACGCGAACAACAAGACGAAATCGATCGAGTATTGAAACTCGCAGAACAAGATCCTGGATTACAAGAAGTTTCATTATTTGCACCCAAGGCTCCTGTAGGAATCCTATCCCAAGCATTAAATACAGGTGCATCAAAACTAGCTTCCATGGTTCCGCAACAAGTGACAGAAGCCTTTGCAGGTTTACCGTCACTTATGGCTCGCGGTTCGGGTGAAGGTTTTGAACGGTTCGGTAAACGCAGAGGGGCAGGCGCGTCCCGCGTAAATCAAAATTTAGATAATTTAATTAGTGACTTTTTTGCACAAAGTAAAGGCGGAACTGACCTTAGTGACGTAAGCCAATACACGTTAGAATTACTTAAAGCCAATCTGCCCGCGATCCGCGCAGCGGCGGCAAGACAAAAACAAAACCCGAAAGCAGGTCTAAATCGTTTAATTGAAATATTAGAGGAACTTGAATAAAGTTTACAAGACTATGATTTTAAGATTAAGATACGCGCTAAGATAACCATTTTTAAATTAAACTACTTTACTTATGCCAAAAATGAAAGCCAAGAAAAAAGCTCCAGCTAAATCAAGAGGGCTAACAAAAAGACAACAAACAACTCTTAAAAAACATTCGGTACACCATACGAAAAAACATATGACCGAAATGCGTAAATTAATGCGAGCGGGTAAATCGTTTTCGGCAGCGCATAAAACTGCAATGAAAAAAGTTGGTAAATAATGGATCGATTAACAGAACTTTTAGCCGATTTACAAAAAGAGTTTTCACAAGGTAATCGGTTAGAACGTAAATTAAGTAGAACAGACGTAGATACTTCTGACTTAATTAAAAATGATGCAGCATTATTAACAGGGTTGGTCACAACTGCCACATTACCTTATACAGGACCAAAGTGGTTAGCAAATTTCGTAACCCGCGGAGACGATATTACTAGAGCAGTTTCTAAAATGTATGGTGCTGTTGGTAAAGATATGGGGAAACAAGTTCCAAAGAAAAAAGAACCTTTTCTTCCTGAAACAAGTCGAAAAATAAACGAATACATTAAAGGTCAGAAAAACGCAGATGAAAAAATGATGTTTGAATTGATGCAAATACGAAATCGTTCAGGTTCAAGAGTTGGTACGGATGTTGCAGGCAGGACACCCATGCCGCAAACTAAACCACAGTTAAACGTGGTTCGTGGACCGCGTGGACCAGTCAACATCGAACGACCAACGCAAGGTAATCTTGATTTAACAAAATTAAAAGATACAGGGATTACTTCATTAGGTAATAGAATGAATCCTAGGATGAGAGAAGATTTATTAGGTAGACGTGACCGAATACAACAAGACCTATTTAGAATGGACAGTATGCAACGTCAAGGCGAACTGGTCGATATGAATAGATTATTTAGATTACAAGACGAACTTGACGCTTTAAATAAAACTTTAAAATAATATATGTCGCAAGACAAAAAAGAAAAGTTAAAACTTTTAAAAAGGATTAACTTAGACCACCTTAATAAAGCAGAGGCAAAAGAATTTACTGTTTTATTAGAAGAACTCGAAAAACGAGAATTCCAAGAAAAATCAACAAGCACCTTTATGGATTTTGTCCGCGCTATGTGGTCAGAGTTTATCGATGGGAATCACCATAAACAAATGGCGGCGGCTTTTGATGAAATAGCATCAGGCAAGCTAAAAAGGCTAATAATAAATATGCCGCCTAGACATACGAAATCAGAATTTGCTTCTCATTTATTTCCTGCGTATTTATTAGGTAAAAATCCTAAATTAAAAATAATAGAAGCAACACACACCGCTGACCTTGCAATTAACTTTGGTAGAAAAGTTAGGGATTTAATCGACGGCGAAGAATATA